GCAATGGGAGGTTCTAACATCGTGGTGAACGTTGACGCCTCAGGCTCTAACGTGCAGGGCAGCGGACAGCAGGCTAAAGCTCTTGGTCAAGCGATTGGTGCTGCTGTTCAGGCCGAGATCGTCAAACAGAAAATGCCCGGAGGTCTTCTCAACTGATGGCTACCTTTCCTTCAATCACGCCGACCTATGGTCTCCAAAAAACCAGCGCTCCAAACGTAAGGATCGCTCAGTTCGGATCAGGCTATAGCCAGCGCAGCACGTTCGGCATCAATCAAAACCCCAAGTCTTACAGCCTGACTTTTGAGGTTTCCGAGACAGACGCGGACACAATTGAAGCGTTTTTGGATGCCCGTGGGGGAGCGGAAAACTTTGACTTTACGCCACCTGGCGAAGCCAGCAGCGGCAAATACATCTGTCGCAACTGGAGCAAGTCGATTCCATACCTAAACCGTGCCACAATCCAAGCAACGTTTGAGGAGGTGTTTGAGGCATGACTTCATCGATTCCTGTCACAAAAAATACGGTTGAAAGGGAACTGCATTCTCTTGAACCGTCAGCAATCATTGAGCTGTTTGAGCTGCACCTAACGCAAGCTGTAAATGGCGTGGATTTGGTCTATTACTACCACGCTGGAACAAACGAGCTGTCGCAGGATATTGTTTTTGACGGCAAAACTTACTCGGCAGTACCAATTGAAGTTGATGGTTTTGCGGTGACGACTAAGGGCACTTTGCCCCGCCCGAGCATGAAGATTGCTAACGCCAACAGCGCAATCACTTCTCTACTCAATTCTTACAACCCACTGCAGGCAGAAGTGAGGCGCATTCGTACCTGCAAGAAGTTTTTAGATGCTGTCAACTTTTCAAGCGGTACAAACTCAAGTGCTGATCCAAGTGCATTGTTTGGCGGTGGTTATGAGTCTTGGTACATCGACCGCATTGCAACGGAAAACATCAACGTTGTTGAGTTTGAGTTGGTCGGCAAACTCGATTTAACAAATTTGCGTTTGCCTGGACGACAAGTGGTTGAACATTGTCCGTGGGTTTACAAGGGCAAACAATGTGGGTACAAGCCAGGGAAAAAATTCAATCTCAACAACCAACAGGTCAGCAACGCATCAGAGGATCAATGTGCCAAGAACCTAAGGGCGTGTGAGCTGCGGTTTCCAAAGGGTGAAGGCATCGGCCCGAAGGATAATCTTTTGCCGTTTGGTGGATTCCCAGGTGCTCGACTTTCGGTCTGATGCTGAAAAGCACGCCCAGTCGGCTGAGGATGCTGAGTCATGCGGTCTTGTGGTTGACGGTGTTTACTGGCCTTGTCGGAATATCGCTGACGATCCTTGTGCTGACTTTGCCATTGACCCAAGAGACTACGCAGCCGCAGCAATGCGTGGAACGATCCAAGCCGTAGTGCATTCACACCCAAAAGGCGGCCCCGCTAGCGAAGCTGATAAGCGTGCTTGCACTGGAACGGGATTGCCGTGGCATATTTGGAGCGTGCCAAACAAACAATGGTCAACTATCGAACCCTGATTGGTAGGCAGTGGGATTACGGGAAGTTTGACTGCTTTACGCTGATCCGCGATTGGTTTGGGCTGCAAGGCATTGAGCTGCCTGATTTTGAGCGGCCTGCTGATCTGCAAACCTGCGAAAGCATCTTTCTAAAGCAGGCTTTGGCGATTGGGTTTGAGCAGGTTGACTACACCAAAAGACGACCCGGTGATGTGCTGATCATGCGCCTTGGAACGGCAACGCCAATGCACGCGGCGATTCTTTTGCCTGATGAGCGCATCTTGCACCAACGTCAGGATTCACTGAGTGCGGTGGAACCGTTTGGGCGATACTATGTCTCTAGAGTCGCGGCGGTCTTTCGGTATGCAGCAGACCGTTAGGTTGCTGGGTGATCTGGGTGAGCGTTACGGCTCAGAGCACAAATACCATGACCTGCGTTCGCCTGCGGATGCAATCAAGTTGCTGTGCATAAATCAACCCGCTCTGATGAAAGAGATGGTTGAAGCGCATGAGCATGGCATTGGTTACACGGTCGTGCAGGCTGGTGAGTTTTTAGGTTTAGATGATCTGTACTTGCCTCTAGGCAAAAATGATTTGGTTGTGACGCCTGTTGTTGCAGGTAGTGGAGGCGGAGGTGCTACGACCTCAATCCTTTTAGGCGTTGGTCTTGTTGCAGCTTCAATCGTTTTTGCACCTGTTGGTGCCGGTTTTTTAGGCGCTGGACTAGGAGTTGGCTCAACAACTACAGCAACATTTAGTCTTGCTGCCGGAGCGTACGTTGCATCAACCACATCCGTTTTAACGGCTGGTCTGTCAATCGCGATGGGGACTATTGGCGCGGGCCTTGTCCTCGGTGGTACGGCGCAACTGCTTTCACCGCAACCTGAAGTTCCAACAATCGACAATAATAGGAGAACGGCACCAGGTGAAAACATAAACGCAACTGGACCGCAAGGCGTTTCCCGTGCCACATCAGGTCAGCAATCCTATGCTTTTTCTGGCCCAGCTAACACCGTTGGTGTTGGCGCGACAGTGCCTCTCGTTTACGGCAAGGTGTTAGTTGGAAGCCACCTTATTTCGTCGAAGGTACAAATTACAAGCGATAGTGATCCAACAGGCGAGTATTTTTCAGCGCCAGGCCCTGGCTCGATTACGATAAATGGCGAAAAAGCTGACTATAAGTTTAAATCACATAACGGGTTGAGGGCAAGGCGTTGGCAGAATCATCAAGTCAAGCTTGGGGACGAAGAAGAAAGCGGCGAGTATGTTAGAAAATTATCGTTTGATATCATCAAATACACAGACAGGGAAGAGGAAAAAAACGACGATATACGCCATTACGAAGGCCTAAGAAGGGAAAACCTACAAATTTTATTTCAAATCGACAACGGACTCAGCAGGGTCATCGGCAATCAGACCGTACCTGCTTTTTTAACATACGAGATCACTGTCAAAAAAGACAAATACGAAGGCGAATCTCCTATTTTCACAAATGTTCGTGGCACGATACAAGGATTGCTTAGAAAAAAAGACAATTACAAGTTCTGCCATGCGGTTACTTATGGACTCTCAGGCGTTGAGGATGATGAGACAGAGGTGGTGGTAAGAGTCCGTATTCTTGACACGGATGCCGACAACGAAGGCGGGCGACTTGTTATCAGGAGTTTAGGCTATAAACATTTTAATGTTGATGACGAAAACAAAACTGAAGACCTTGTGTCGGAGGACTAACCATGGGTCTTAATTCAAATTCAGTTATCAAGATCGTTGACCTTCTTTGCGAAGGCCCTATTGAGGGTATTGATGGCGGTGCCAAAGGGGTTTATTTAGACGAATCGCCTATCAGATCAGAAACAGGCAACTTTCTTGTTGATAAGGACAATGTTTCTTTTGACTTTAACTTAGGAGGGCGCGATCAAGGTTATTTGCCGCAAGCCAAAGGATCGACCAGCAACGTGATTAACGTCAACACAGAAGTTGGTACTAACTATACAGAGAACCTTAACCCCGGTCAAACGGAGGTAAAAAGCCGTGACTATGGGGCAGGCAACGAGATTGTGCAAATAACAGACCTGCAAGTTGATGAGATCGATCTAATTTTTACTGTGCCACGGCTGTTTTCTACTGCCCAAGAGGGTCTTGTAAAAGGCCAGTTATTTGATGCGGTTATTTGGTTTGACGTATCTATTCAGGCAGTCGGCAGCGGCGGCAAATTTGAGCGCATAAAACGCACAAATGTCAGCAGGGTCAGCGAGGACTTTAAGGTTAATACAAACAATTTTAACTTTTTTATCGAGGGCATTAGTACAACAAATTATCAGTACAAAATTTCTGGAATCGAGCTAAAGGGCAGAGGCCCTTGGAACATAAGAGTCAGAAAGTATCCTCCCGCCAACAAGACAACCTACAGTGGCAAAATTCCACATGGCAAGAAAGGTAAAAAAGAACGAAAACGAGCTAAGCAGATTGATCAAGACATTTTTAGGGCTACTTGGGGTGAGTTTGAAGATACGCCTCAAAAGACCCCGCTGGCAGATGTACGAGCAAACACGCTCGTTTGGTCTGCAATAGTTGAACGGCAAGACATAAGGTCGGCCTATCCATACACGGCATGTGTAGGCATGAGCATCTCGACTGAAGAGTTTGCAACACTGCCGACAAGGGCATATTTAGTTAAAGGCAAAAAAGTTCGCATCCCACATAACGCAACCCCAAGAGATGACGGCAGCTTGCGTTTTAACGGCAATTTCAACGGCAGCTTAGGCGATCGAGCTTGGACAACTTGTCCGGTTTGTATTTTCTACGATTTGCTTGTTAATGAGCGGTTTGGTGCGGGGCACTTTATCGACAAAAGCAATCTGAGCTGGGTCGATTTGTACCCGCTAGCACGATACGCAAATGAACTGGTAAAAGGAGAACCACGTTTTGCGTGCAATGTAGCCGTGTCATCGCAGGCGCAAGCATATACCGTCCTCCAAGATTTTGCCTCAATCTTTAGGGGCATGATGTATTGGCAGTCGAATACGATCCAGGTCACAGCAGACCACGGCAATCTCGACGGTTCGGATGTTGACCCTGTACATATTTTTTCTAACTCAAACGTTATTGGCGGCATTTTCAACTACAGCGGTTCATCGCTTAAAACTCGCAGCACAAGCATCAGAGTCCGGTACAGCGACCCGAAAAACCTATATAAGCCAAATGTTCTTTGCATTGAAGACGCAGAATTGATCTCAAAGTATGGCTATCAGGTCAAAGAAATTTTGGCGTTCGGCTGCACATCTAAAAAACAAGCAAGGCGTTTGGGGCGGTGGATGATGAAATCGGAAGAACTAGACGCAAGCACCGTATCGTTTGCCGTTGGTTTAGATGGTGTTCTCGTGTTTCCTGGTCAGGTGTTTGCTGTTCAAGATGAGCTGCGCGCTGGAACGAGATTGTCTGGCCGTATTGCCAGCTCAACATCAACCAGCATCGTCGCTGATCAGTCAATCACGCTGCCGGACGGTAAAAATAAAAAGCTCAC